TGCTGGAACAATCAGTGGCACGGCTTGAAGGCCATAGCAATCGCAACTAACGTTGTGACCACACGAAAGTTGTTTGGCGCGGCAATGGGTCTTAGTTTGCTTCCATTCTTTCACTGGTTCCGTGGTACGCCCCACCAGCTGGCTGCAATTAAGGAACTTGAGGAGCGAATGCCTCAAGACCTTTTGGCGGAAGAAGATAACGCATGGTTTGATGCGTGGAAAGAAAGCGGCATTGACCAAGAGGTCTACATGCGCTATTTCACTCAACTGGACAATAAAACCGGTACGGGCTACCGCGAGTGTTTCAGCTCAGCGGCTGCGATGGTGGCAGCGTTTTATAAGAAAGTTGAAACAGACGATGAATACAACACTATTCGCTCTAAATACGGCGACACGACGTCTGTCGAAGCGCAAATACAGGCGTTAGAAAGTTTAGGACTAAATGCAAAGTTTATCAGAAATGCAGACCGCGATATTGTCGAGATAGAAATTGAGATGGGGCGTCCAGTTATTGTTGGCTGGTTAGACAAAGGTCCGATTCAGTCACCAACATGTAATTCAGTCAGTTGCGGGCATTACTCGGTAATTTCTGGCTATCGCGGAAAGAATAGTGCAGATCCTGAGTGGATAATGCAAGATCCGCGTGGTTTGCCCGATATGCAGAACGGCGGGCATTCAAACCCGCATTTGGGACGTAACGTACGAATACGTCAGTCTGAATTTGACGCTAGATGGCAACCAGAAGGTCGTAACACTGGTTGGGCCATCTTGGTTGATGACCTGTAAGGTGGATTTTTGGCAACAAGACGTGGCAGTGCTTTGCGACTGGGAGATTAAAGCTCGTTGTGATCGAAATAGTATGGTCGTACCATTTAATCCAGAACTGTTGAATCCGGCAAGTTTGGACGTATTGCTGGGCAATCACTTGATGATTGAAAGCATTTTTAGCCCTGATTTGATTCGTGTTGACATCTCACATTACACAGAAGAAGAGCCTTACAGGCTGGAGCCCGGCGAGTTTTGCTTGGCTGAGACAGTTGAGTTATTTAACTTGCCCGACGACATCTGCTGCCAATTTGTACTCAAATCAAGCCGTGCAAGATCTGGTCTTAATCACTTACTTGCTGGTTGGTGCGATCCAGGTTGGCACGGATCAAGACTAACTCTTGAATTTAAAAACGAAAGAGTACATCATGCACAGATGTTATATCCTGGCATGAAAATTGGGCAAATGGTATTTCATGCAATGTCTAACGTTCCACTAAAAAGCTATGCAGAAACTGGGCACTATAATAATCATCTAACGGTGATGCCAAACGTTGCATGAGTTGCTACGCGATTTGGAGCTATCTCACAGCGTTCTGGACGACAGTCGTTATCGGCTGCATGGACCCGTACAACTTTAAATACTGTGTACGGGTTGATCAGTGGTTGTTTCCTGTCGTCGGTGACATCATGCGTGCAAGGGAGCCATACGCTTCTGAGCGCCGTTACTTAGAGTCACTGGAGCGTTCCAATGGACTGGATGATCATTGAGCCAAGCTTGGAAGCAAAGTTAAGGCTTGAGTGCAGTTGCCGTGGAATCAAGGAAGGAACTGATTTAGCTCAGCTTCAAAACTTGTGCATAGCGCTTATGCAACAGAATTTTTATCAAGGTCTGATGCTGCGTCAGGCGGTAAATCACATTGGGGCTCTGGAGTCTCAGAACATTCTTCCGTAGTTTTGGCAAGTCGAGTTTGTTTGCGTCCTTCAAGCCTGGCGTCTACTGCTTGTTGCCATTTTTGCTTATCTTTGACGACTGCTTCGCAGTAGGAATCCTCGTCTAAGGTCTCTGCAAGGTAGTCGTAGACAATGTTTCGGACGAGTGCTGAAGCCTTGAGGTTATGTTTGTCGGCTTGATCAAGAAAAAGTTGACCACGGAACGGCTCAAGCAAGACTTGGATATATACGCGATTTCCGTGTTTTGTCGCCATCGACCAATACTGTATTACTGCAACCTTACCATGTTATTGAGTTGTCAACTTTTTTCTTCCAAGCAGTTGCTTGAGATTGTCTTGCAGTGGTGCGTTGATTTCGACTGCCAGCACGTACCTCTCTTGCACGCTCCAAAAACATGGCAGCCCTTTGCAAGTCGCCAGTAGTGGAGCGTTGGATGGCCTTATGAAGCCGATCCATGATCAGCTGTCGTCCTGACCGAGGTTGAGGCATTTGCCATGTCTAAACATTGACTAGCTCATTTAACCATTCAAAATCCTTTAATTCAAAAGGTGATATAACGCATACGTCAGAACCTCCGTTAATAGCGGCCAACACTTCTGTCTGAAAATAATTAGAATCATCTTCATAAGTTATTTGCTCAACAAACCAAACACTGCCATCTTCGTTGTAAGTAGTGAACCTAGCAATTGCAAGCGGGAAGTCAGTGTCATCTTTGTTGATGCAGAATTGAAAATTAATTGTCCGTATCATGCTTGGTTTGGTTAAAAAGTAAGTAGACAACGCAGGCGACGATGCTTTCGGCTTGCTGCCTGTCAAGACCGTAGCTGTAACGACGACGTACTTCCATAACAGTTTTATGAAAAACATCAGTCGTAAGGCCAACAGGCTTTAGTGGAGCGGTAAGTCGTTCGCGTATCAATTCTGAACGTGGAATGCCTTGATAATCAGCTTGTTTTTGCAAACGATCTAAAACTTCGTCAGGCAAATAAGTGTTGACTCGTTTCATCAAATAACAAGAGTTGCAAACATCAATAGTCTATTACACGAAAAGCTTATGGGCGTTTTTGTTTGGACTTTTTAGCTTTTGGCCTAGCGGCTCTAGCGCGTGAGCGCTCCAAAGCCAACTGGAGCGTTTCTTCCCTGCCTGGAGGCTCTGGAATCCCAGCAGCTTTCAAAATGTTGGTCCAATCCATCTCTCGCGCGTATAGATGTAAAAACTGTCCCTTTAGCCCAAATCGCAGTTATGCCAAAGGATTTACATAGGGACAGCACATAGGGACAACTAGATTTGTCCCCGCTCTTCTTCAGTCAATTCAATCTCAACCGCTCCATCCATCAAAGGGGGACACAAGGGCATGTCCCCGTCCTTTTGTCCCGTACCAGATACCGCTCCATTACTGGCTTTTGTAGTGTTAGGGGACACGCTCCATCCCTCTCCACGCGCGAGATTGGCTTTGTAATGTTTGGAGCGGGAATCTTTTGGGACGCAAGAGACTATCAATTGTTGAGCCTCCAGCCTTTGGAGCGTTTTCTTGATGGCAGCTGGCGAACCAGCAACCAAACGATCTGCCATTAGGTCAGTCTTGGTGCGTGACTCTGGGTAAGCAGTTCTCAAGCGACTAAGCACCCTGCCTTGCACAGAAGATGGAGCGGTGTCATCAGGATCCATTTCAGGGGTGAAATCAGCGATATAGAAATCAAGGTCATCGCTTTGACCAAGGATCAAATGCGTTCCAGAGCGCCCTGAACGGCTTTTCTCCACCTCAATCAACCGTTCATGGGGCTGCAGCTGTTGCTGTTGCTTGGAGCGCTTCTGAGGGTCGCTTTCAGAGCGTTTGAGGCTCCATGTCTCATCCACTGCATCGCGGATAGCTGAAGTGCCTCTAAACCCACCATTTTTGTTGGCGTGATGGATGATCAAAATTGTGGTTGCGGGGAACAGGTCACCGTTGTTTTTGGTCAACCAGTAAAGGGGAGTTGCAAAGTCAGATTTGTTTTCATCAAATGCTCGTCCGCCAGAACAACCAATCAAGGAATCAATGACAACTAGCTTTGGCTTGTATTTCTCCATTAATTTGATGAACTGGGCATAGCGTTGAAGTTGCCAATCAGTTTGAATAAAAGTTTGATCTGTGATTGGAAAGTCAGCTTCAATCAACTGTTCTTTCAGCTGGATCAAAGGCTGATCGCC